CACTTCCGTTATTGGAGGAGTTTGATAGCTTTGATGGGGTTGGTGAATGGGTGAGCCCTGGAGGAACATCTGGATCTGATGCAGGTGAGTTGTGCTTTAATATAGGCTCTAGCTATTCGGGAAATGTTTGGTACATCTTTGAATCACCAATATATGATTTTACAAGTTATAATTCTGTTGAGTTATTTTGGCAACAGGAAACAAATCTAAGACCGGGGGATGAACTTAGGTTATATTACTTTGATTTATCAGATAGCCTATGGTATTACTTTTCATTAGAGGGATTGGGTAATGGTTTTCAGTTTGCCACCATACCAAATACAGCAAATCAGATTACATTTGATTTACTTACCACGGGTTCTGGAAATAGAAACGGCAAATATGCACATATTAGTTTCTTGGAGCTATCAGCACCTACAGTATTACCAATTGAATTATTAGACTTTGAAGCAAGGGTAGATCGGGGTATCGTTTATATAGATTGGAGTACGGAATCTGAATCAAATAATGATTTTTTTAAAATTCAGCGTAGTCAAGACGGAAATACGTGGGAAAGTGTGGGGGAAATGAAAGGGGCTGGGAATAGTACGTCTAGATTAAGCTATAGTATGGAAGACCGTGAACCTTACTTTGGTGTTTCGTACTACCGGTTGTCTCAAACAGACTTTGATGGTACTACAGAAATCTTTAATCCAGTAACAGTAACAGTAGATAAACCTTATATAGTAAGAAGATACAACCAATTAGGGCAAGATGTAAGTAATGACTACAAAGGATTAGTGATAATACTAATGTCAGACGGTAGTATAAAAAAAATATTAAACTTTAATTAGTTAAACTTTTTTTATATATATTTGGTTTAAATTTAAAAATCAAATATTATGAGTGAAGAAACCAACAAACAATTGACTCCAGAGGAGGCAAAAGCAAGACGTGCTGAAATCACTAAGTTTTACAAAGAGCAGATCCCACATTTGAAGGTGCAAGCGGAATATGAACGCTTAATGACGGAAATTGAGGAGAATCGTGCTAAGAGAGTACAAGCTCAAGCTTTTATGGCTGATGCATACATGCAAATGGAAAATGCAAAAGAGGGTGAAGCTGCTGCAGCTACAACAGAACAAGCAAGACAAGATTTTGAAGGTTCAATGTCTCAGCAAGAAGAACCCAAAAGAAAACTAAAAAGAGTAGTTGAGGATGAATAAGCTTTTAAAAAAAGGAGATAAGGGTCCTGAAGTAGTACGTCTACAGAAGATCCTTAACGTTATTCCTGATGGCAAGTTTGGACCTCAAACTGAAAAAGCTGTCATGCGCTTTCAGTTAGAAAAAAAGCTAAAGGTTGATGGTATTGTAGGTACTCAAACTTGGCATATGCTAACATTAACTAAATCATCAGGTGAAGCTATTGATGAAGATAGTGATATTACGTCTCAACATTTTGAAACAAACTATGATCAGTTAATACACAAATATTATCTGGATAAGGATGAATATCTGCCAAGAAAAGGTAAGAATGAATATTGTTTCTTGCATCATACTGCAGGTAGAGAAAATCCATATAGGGTGGTTGATCACTGGAATAAAGATACCAGGGGGAGAGTTGCCACTGAATTTGTTATAGGGGGTCAATCTCATAAGGGTGGTCCATCAGAGTATGACGGGATTGTAGTACAAGCTTTTCCTGAGAATGGATATGGGTGGCATCTTGGAAAGACTGGATCAGGTCACATGAATACGCACTCTATTGGTATAGAGATTTGTTCTGCGGGGTGTCTTACTGAAGATATGGGTAGTTATTACACTTATTTTAAGTCATCTGTAAGTGAAGATCAAGTTGTTAAGTTAGACTCTCCATTTAGGAAATATCAATACTGGCATAAGTATTCTGATAGACAAATAATGGAAGTTGAGAAGCTATTAAGATATATTGCAGAAAGAGATGAAATTGATATGAGATTAGGATTACAGCAATGGATTAAAAAGCTTGGGCCTAAACGTGCATTTGAATTTCAAGAAGATGCATATTACGGAAAGGTAAAAGGTCTGCTATCACACACAAATGTTAGAAGGGATAAGATGGATTGTTATCCAGATGAAAGACTTGTTGAAGTAATTTTAAAATTATAATTATGGCAGAAGTAACTAAGGTATCAAAGAAAGTTAGAACTAGCCGAGATCAAACTTTAAAATATCAAATATTAACTCACTGCTTTTTTAAAGATATACAAGTTAGCAATGCAGATCTAGATTGTCTAGGTTTGCTTGCTATCTTGGGTGAGCATGAGCTTACAGATTTTTGTAAAATAGCTGTAACAAATAATATATTTAAGAGCCCACAATCAGCACGTAATGCTGTAAATAAGGCTGCTAAAAAAGGTTTGATTATAAAGAATGGCAAGAGCAAAAAAACTGTAGCGATTTCTAAACAAATAGAAATCCCATCAGGTATGGTATTACTAGATTTTAAAGTGCTTGGAGAGTGAGGCCCAAAAGCAACAAAATATTTAAAGAAGATATAGCGGAAGAAGTAGGTGTAAACCAATCTGTAGTGGATGATTTAATATCTTTTTATTTTTCTAAAGTAAGACAATCTTTGTCTGAAATACAAGATACTAGAATATATGTTGAATCTTTGGGTACATTTTCAATAAGAAAAGCAAGGCTAGAAAAAGCAATAACTAAAAACAAAAGTTATTTAGGTAATCTAGAAAAGCATACATACAATGGTTATGAAAAAACCTTACAAACTAAAAAGAAGATTAAAAAGTTTGAGGGTATATTGGAAAAAATTGAAGAATCAATAGAAAGAAAAAAAGAATTTAAAAAAGATAATATATGAGTTTGCTAGACATATTTAAAAACAGAAAACAGATTCTTGAAGGAATAAAGAATAGGTTATTTAAACAAGAGCATGTAGAGGCTGTGGCTAAAAAAAGATGGGAGGAACATTGCGTAAGATGTGAATCATTAGACAGAGATGGTAAAAAATGTACAGTGCCTGGAACGCAACCATGTTGTGGAGAATGCGGCTGCAGCCTAGGTTTAAAAATAAGGTCTTTATCTAGTTCATGTCCATTAAATAAATGGCATGCATTAATGACAGATGAAGAAGAAGATGAATTAACTAAAACATTAAATGATGAGCAAGACTAACTATACCTCCACACATAATGTAAAATACATAAATAGCACTAAAGATTTTGAAGACAAAATATTAGAGCTAGAAAAAAAATATCCAAATGATCAAGACTTAGGAAAGGAGGTTAGAAAGTACATCAAAAACAAGAATATAATTAATTTTCCAGGAATACAAAATTTATAAATATGGCATTACAATTTAAAGAAGAAGGACATCTATATGAGAGTATAGACAAAGATGAAATTAAATGGATGAGTGTTACATCTTTAATTGGGATGTTAAAACCAAAGTTTGATGCAGAAGAACAAGCTAAAAAATCATCTAAAAATAAAAGATCAAAGTGGTATGGTATGACACCAAAAGAAATACTACAAGCTTGGGAAAATGAATCTAATAGAGCTATCAAGTTAGGAAACTTTTATCACAATCAAAGAGAGGCTGATCTTCTTGACTTTAAAACTATTGAAAGAGATGGTATTGAAGTTCCAATAATTAAACCAATATTTGATGAAGAAACTGGAGCTAAAATTGCACCAGAACAAAAGATTGAAGATGGTGTATATCCTGAACATATGGTCTATTTAAAGTCAGCAAAAATTTGTGGTCAAGCAGATTTAGTTGAAATTATAGATGGTACAATAAACATAACAGACTATAAAACAAACAAAGAAATAAAAGAAACAGGGTTCACCAATTGGGAAGGAATTACGTCTAAAATGTATAATCCAGTATCACATCTGGATGATTGTAATTTAAACCATTATAATTTACAATTGAGTATTTATGCGTATATTATAAAGAAGCATAATCCTAAATTAAAGATTGGCAAGCTTCAAGTACAGCATGTAAAGTTTAAACAAATAGGTGAAGACAAAAACGGCTATCCAATAAACGAACACATAAATGGAGAGCCTGTCTTGGATGAAATTATAATGTATGATTTACCTTATTTGAAGAATGAAGTAATAAGTATTATTAACTGGTTAAAAACAAAATAAATGCCCTTAATTGATCCAACAGATTTACTCTCATATACAATTGTAGAGAAAAGACAAATTGAATCTTCAAGTACTGTAACAGTACCACCTAATACTTTAGGTTCTATACCAAATCCTCAAAATCCTACTGGACCAACACAAAGTATTACGGTTCCTGGATATAGTTATGATGAAGTGGAAATAACAGAAGTTCCAATACTTGTGGCAGGATATATAAATAGAAATAATGTGGTGGGGGCAACCGTAAGTATAAATGAAACCACTGGTGCTATTGTTCCATCAAGGACTGATTTAAAAATGTCAGATGGAAATTTGGTAACTGTTGTTGAAACACTTGCAAATGTTATAACAGATCTTACAACATGATTACAAAATTATTTGATATACAAAATGAAAAGGTGGTGGTAACAGAACATTGTTATACATTAAACTTTTTAAAAACAATAATGGATGAATATCCTGAAACGTATATGTCTGTGTATCAGTACTTATACTATATGACATGTCCAGATCCAGAATCTAATCCATTTTTTAATTTACCTGAACATGAAAAAGAAGATATTATTATAGATGAAGTTGGCTTAGAAGAGTCAACAGAAGACCCAAAGATAAGATACGCCTTAGATATGTGTATGAAGATGTATGAAACCCCTACATACAGGGCCTATATGGGTATTAAAAAAGCTTTAGATAATATGGCAACATATATGGCTAATACTCAAATTACAGACGGTAGAGATGGAAATATAAGCCAAATCCGGGCTGTGGCAAAGGATTTTGACGCAATCAGGCAATCATTTAAAGGTGCATATAAAGATCTTAAAGATGAACAAACAACATCAGTTAGGGGAGGGCAAGGATTAGCTTATGATCAATAAAAAAGATGAGCTCATATTCCTTTATTGGGATGAGCCTATATGGAAAAGTGATAAACCAATAAAACAAGATAAAAATGAAAATAATACCACTAGGGAAAAAAGTTCTAATAAAGAATGTCCAACCATCTCAATATTATCCAGGGACAACAATCTTAAGAACGGAAGTTGAAAAAGAATATATAGCAGAAGTAATTGCTGTAGGTGAAGATGTTGATACTCTGAGTGTTGGGGATACTGTAAAATATCATGAGCATGCAACAGGCATTGACATGAAACATGACGGTGAAGACTGCATGTTAGTAAATGTAGACATGATATTTGCTAAAGTGATAAATGAGTAAATCAATTCCTACATATGATAATGGTGAATGGACTACAACCACTTTTGAAACTGATCAAGAGTGGTTAGATTTTTTATTGCCTTTATTTAAAGAACCGGGTCTGTATGATTTTGATGAAACAGCTTATTTATTTAATGAACAAGCTGAAATATTTAATAGTCAAGGTTTTTATTGTAATTCTCCATTTAGATCAAAAGACTTTATTAAATACTGGGATGATCAAAAAGATAAATGTAGAAAAGGGGTAATTTATAAAAACAAAGATAAGACTTGGTATTTAACTAGAGATTACTACATGTGGTTAAACTTCCTTCCAATTTATGACAAGGAAGAAAAAGCATATGGGTTTGCTAAAGTAAGAGATGCTCAATACCATATGGCATTATATGAGTTATTGGCAGAACTTAACAATAAGCATGCGGCTATATTTAAAAAACGTCAGATAGCATCTTCTTATTTCCATATGGGTAAGATTATAAATACTTATTGGTTTGAAGAAGGATCTGTTTGTAAGATTGGAGCAAGCCTTAAGGATTATATTAATGATAAAGGCTCTTGGAAATTTTTAGAGGAATATAGAGACTTCTTAAATGAACATACTGCATGGTATAGACCAAGTAATCCAGAAAAGGTTTTACTATGGCAACAGCAGATTGAAGTTAAAATTGGAAATAAAAAAACTAGCAAAGGTTTAAAGTCTAAGATACAAGGGGCATCATTTGAAAAGAATGCAACAACTGGGGTAGGGGGACCAACAACTTACTTCTTTCATGAGGAGGCTGGCATTGCTCCTAAGATGAGTGAAACATATGAGTACTTGCGTCCTGCAATGTCTTCTGGTATGGTTACTACAGGTATGTTTATAGCGGCAGGATCAGTTGGTGACTTGGATCAATGTATCCCTCTTAAGGATATGGTATTAAATCCAACCAATAATGATATATATGCTGTTGAAACAAATCTTTTAGATAAAGATGGTACTGTTGGATTATCTGGATTATTTATTCCAGAACAATGGTCAATGCCACCATATATTGATGATTATGGTAATTCATTAGTAGAAGAAGCATTAGATGCAATAATTAAAGAGAGAGAAGAGTGGAAGCTAAAACTTAATCCTGAACAATATCAGTTAAGAATTTCTCAGAAACCTACCAATATTGCAGAAGGATTTGCTTATAGAAAAGAATCTATATTTCCACAAGGTATTATTCAAAAGCAGCTTAAAAAAATTGAAGATAAAGAATACCACTATGAGCATATAGAATTAGAAAGAACTCATGATGGTATAAAAGCAAAAAGAACATCTAAGCTTCCAATATCTACTTTCCCAGTAGATAAAAAGATGACGGATAAATCTGGGGCAATTGTGGTATGGGAAAGACCTGTTAAAAATCCAGAATGGGGTGCGTACTATGCATCTATTGACCCCGTATCAGAAGGTAAAACAACAACGTCAGATTCATTGTGTAGCATTTATGTCTATAAGAATGCAGTTGAGATTAGCAGAGAAACTCTAGATGGTGTAGAACAAATAATTGAACAAGATAAAATTGTAGCTGCCTGGTGTGGTAGATATGATGATATAAATAAAACACATGAGCAACTCCAATTAATCATTGAATGGTATAATGCATGGACGGTTGTAGAGAACAACATTTCTTTATTTATTCAGTACATGATATCTAAAAAGAAACAAAAATATCTAGTTCCAAAACAGCAAATACTTTTCTTAAAAGATATAGGCTCAAATAAAACTGTTTACCAAGAGTATGGTTGGAAGAATACAGGTACATTATTTAAGAGTCACTTGGTATCTTATGCAATAGAATTTTTGAGAGAAGAGATAGATGAAGATCTGGATGATGAAGGTAACACAATTAGTTCTACTTTAGGTATAGAACGTATCCCAGATCCTATGCTATTAAAAGAAATGCTAGCATATCAACCGGGAGTAAACGTGGATAGATTAGTTTCATTTGCAGCTTTGATTGCTTTTGCTAAAGTTCAGCAGTCAAATAGAGGTTATTTGAAAGTTAAAGAAACTGATTCTTCCTTGCAAAAGTCACAAAATTTGTATAAATTAAAGTATAGTCCGTTTAAAAATATAGGGCGTAGTAAGTCAACTTTAGCAAGAAAAGCAAAAAGAAGCGGATTTAAAAATTTTAGATAATGAAAGTATTTAATGCATTACAACTTAAAAATGGTGCAAAGGGTGAAGGTTATCCAACCTCATCCAGCTTAACTCAGCCTATACAATTTTTACCAGCCAAAAAGAAAGATGATGACTGGTATGCATGGAATATAGACTGGTTAGAACTACAAGGTATTGAGTTCTTGCGTCATAATGCAAGAAAGCTTTTAAAAAACTATAAACTTGCCAAAGGTATTATTGACAAGACCGATTATATTGTAGAGGAAGATAATGACTACAAAGATTTGATGGACGTTCTTACAAAAGAGGACTCATCTGCATTAGAGCTAAAGTTCTACCCTATTATTCCTAATGTAGTTAATGTACTTACTGGTGAGTTTTCTAACCGTTATTCTAAAGTTCAATTTAGAGCTGTTGATGATACATCCTACAATGAAATGCTTGAGCAAAAAAGAGCAATGATTGAGGAGAATCTACTTGCTGATGCATCTGCAAAGCTAACAGCCAGAATGATAGAGATGGGTGCAGATTTGGAGTCTGAGGAAGTACAACAGCAACTATCTCCAGAAAACATAAAGACCTTACCTGAAATAGAAGACTTCTTTACAAAGGATTATAGATCCATGGTTGAAGAGTGGGCTGCTCATCAACTTGCTGTAGATGAAGAAAGATTTAAAATGCAGGAACTTGAAGAAAGGGCATTCCGTGATATGCTTATTTGTGATAGAGAGTTTTGGCATTTCAAAATGTTAGAAGATGACTATGATATTGAATTATGGAATCCTGTTCTAACATTCTATCAAAAATCTCCAGATGTTAGATACATTTCTAATGCAAACTATGCGGGTAAAATTGATTTGATGACTGTATCAGATGTGGTTGATAAGTTTGGTTATCTTATGACAGAAGCACAACTTCATTCACTTCAAGAAATATATCCAGCAAGATCTGCATTATATCAAGTTAATGGATACCAAAATGACGGCTCCTATTATGATGCTTCACGTTCACATGAGTGGAATACACAAATGCCCGGACTAGCATACAGACAATATGTAAGCAACTGGTCTAATGATCCAGCTAAAGGTGGAGATATAGTCAGTATGATTCTTAATGAAGGTGAAGATGTTGGAGTTTGGGGTGAAGCTGAACTAATGAGAGTTACAACAACTTATTGGAAGACGCAACGTAAAGTTGGCCACTTGACTAGAGTAAAGAAAGATGGTGAAATAATCCAAGAAGTTATTGATGAGAATTATAAGGTAACTGAAAAGCCAATATATGATACAACAATCTTTAAGCAAAAGACCAAAGAGAACTTGCTTGAGGGCGAACATATAGATTGGATTTGGATTAATGAAGTATGCGGTGGCGTTAAGATTGGACCAAATCTTCCAGCATTCTGGCGTTCTAATATGGGTGATAACATTAACCCAATATATCTTGGTATAAATAGAACCAAGCCCGGTAGAATACCATTTCAGTTTAAAGGAGACAAGTCTTTATATGGATGTAAACTTCCAATTGAAGGAAGAGTGTTTTCAGACAGAAATACTAGATCTACTTCTTTGGTAGATTTAATGAAAGCATATCAGATTGGATATAACATGGTTAATAACCAAATAGCAGATATCTTAGTAGATGAGCTTGGTACGGTTATTATGTTTGATCAAAATGCATTGCCAAGACACTCTATGGGAGAAGATTGGGGTAAACACAACTATGCTAAAGCATATGTGGCAATGAAAGATTTTCAGATGCTTCCTCTTGATACCTCAATTACAAATACAGAGAATGCTACAAACTTCAATCATTACCAGACTCTGAATATGGAGCAATCTGGAAGATTGATGTCCAGAATACAATTGGCTAATTATTTTAAACAACAAGCATTTGAATCTATTGGTGTTAATGCTCAACGTTTAGGAGCTCCAATTGGACAAGAAACTGCAACAGGTGTAGTTCAAGCATTAAATCAATCATATGCACAAACAGAATTATATTTTACACAGCATGCTGATCAGTTAATGCCAAGAGTTCATCAAATGAGAACGGACTTGGCACAGTTCTATCATAGCACTAACCCTAGCGTTAGACTTAGCTATATTACAACTGAAGCTGAGAAAGTAAACTTTGTTATTAATGGTACAGATTTATTGCTGCGTGACTTTAACATATTTACTACAACTAAAACAAATCATAGAGCTATTCTTGATCAGCTGAAACAAATGGCTATTCAAAATAATACTACAGGTGCTAGCATTTATGATTTAGGTAATGTAATTAAAGCGGAGTCAATTGCTGAGGTTTCTGATATATTGAAAGATGCTGAGATAAGAACTCAACAGCAAAGACAGCAGGAAATGCAACAGCAAGAGAAAATGCAGCAAGAAGCATTGCAAGCTAAACAACAAGAAGAGCAAATGAAACTTCAGTTTGAGCAGCAAGAAAATGACAAGAACAGACAAAATGACTTAATGATTGCTGAAATTAGAGCTGCTGGTTATGGGGCACAAGCTGATGTTAATCAAAATCAAATATCTGACTTTAAAGATGCAATGGATGATATGAAGGAAACTGCTAGATACAGAGAGCAGATGAATATGAAGCGTGATGAAAATATTATGAAGCAGAGTGAAATCAAATCTAAAATGGATATTGAAAGAGAACGTCTAAGAACTCAACAGTCTGTTGCAAATACTAATTTAGAAATAGCTAGAGAGAACAAGAATAAATATGATGTTCAAGCTAAAAAAGAAGATAACAAGAAGAATAAAAAATAAAAAATCATGGCTGTACCATTTCAAAAAAGACTGCAACGTTACGTAAAAGAAAGTCTAGATACATTATTTTCAACAACAGAGTTTAAAAGATCTGCAAAAAAAGGTATAACTCAAGCTATAACAGTAGCTTGTTCAGATGAGACTACAGATCTAGCAACAGGCAACCGTTTAGCTACATTTAGAATGCCATATAAAATGAAGCTTACTGAAGTTAGAGCAAGTGTAACAACAGCTCCTGAAGGCAGTATTATAATTGTAGATATACAGGTAAATAGATCTCAAATATTTTCAGGTGGTCTATTAGAGATACAGCAATTTGAAACCACAAGTGTTGGTCAGCCTAAACCACCACAACTTTCAGTGAATATTTTAGATGACAATGCTGAAGTAACTATAGATTTAATTGGAGTAGGTAGTGTTGTTCCAGGTAAAGGATTAAAGGTAACATTTATAGGTCAAGAATATTAAATTATGAGTTTTATTATTAACCCATATAGATTTCAATCAACATTACCTCCTTTTGTCAATGAGTATTCAATGACCTTTGATGGAGTAGGTGATTTTATAAAATTAAATGAACTAGGTTTAGATATTACTGGAGCAATTGCAGTTAGTGCTTGGGTAAAAACAACGGATACAAGCGCTACATTTAGGACAATAGTAGGAGAGTATACCTCTATTTCAAGTTCGAGAAGTTGGGTTTTATATTTAGGAAATACTCAGTTAGTTGGTTTTATAACTTATAATGATTCAAATGCAATTAATATAAATTTATCTGGAGGGCAAAATTTAATTAATGATGGTCAATGGCATCATGTTCTTGGAACTTGGGATGGAACAACTAATGTAGATAGTGCTAAACTTTATATTGATGGTTCATTAATTGCAAGTTCTACACCACCACAAACAACTACTAAAAATCTTATAGGCTTGCCAACATACATAGGACAATATGCAACTAACAATGCTAGATGGATAGGAGAGATAGATGAAGTAGCAATATGGAATACTGACCAATCTTCAAATATTGCAGAGTTATCATCAGCACCAATTGATTTAACATCTTACAATCCACTTAGTTGGTATAGAATGGGAGATAATGATACATTTTATAATATGGTCAATGGGTTATTGAATAGTGATAATATAAATGGATGGGTTAGAACAAATTTGAATGACACTGGAACTCCACCTTATTCAAATGTTGAAGTTGCTCCAGATGGACTAACTACTGCCGATAAAATGATTGAAGATACAGCAACTAGTTCCCATTTTATCACACATGGAACAATTATAACATCAGGTGTTGATTATAATATAAGTTGTTATTTAAAAGCTGGAGAAAGAACAAAGGTATTTATTAGAACAGATATAGATGGAACTAACATTTCAAATTGTGATTTAGATTTAACTACTGGAGTTATTTCAAATAATAATTTTCCAAATGATGTTGTTGTAACTGATGAGGGCAATGGTTGGTGGAGATTTTCTACTTATATTAATTCAGGTTTTACAGGTAGTAGAAATACAATTTATGTTTATTTGCGTGATGCTCTAGATCAATTAAATTACATAGGAGATGGAACAAGTGGATGTTATATTTGGGGATTACAACTTTCAACATCACAAAATGTATTGTCTTATTTCCCAACAACTGGTATTATTAGATATTTAAATAGCTGGGTAACACTAGATAATGGAAGCGAAGGTAATAATGGAGTTTCAACTTCAATGCCAGAGGGAGCAAGAGTGACTGATGTACCTTAAAAAATATAAATTATGCACAATTACCCACAAGACTGGAAATACGGAATCATTCTGACAGCAGATGTTGATAAAGTTGACTTTTCTCAAGTGTATCCAAAAGAGTCTAGTCAATTAAGATACTCACTAGATAATACTCAGTTTGTTATTAAGTGGGAGCAAGATCATGAGCCAACATTCATTACTGATGGAACTATTGTGCCAGTATCAATATTATCTCATTCTGAATGCTTAACTTTAATGAGTACTCCAGAGTGGAGTGAGCCAGATCCAGTAGAATAAAACTAAATCAATTTAAATAAAATAAAAAAAAAATTGACGTTAGCTATAATACTAGTAAAAACTTTAAACAAAGTTCAAATAATATAAGTTTATCTGAAAACTTTGTTTTATATTATATATGATAGTTCATTTGAATTTTAAAACCAACAATTATGAGTAATAAGAACATGGAAGAAACTACTGTAGAAAAAGTAGATATTAATATTGATGATCTGTTTGGTGGAGCAGATGCAGCTAGTGTAACTTTACCTGAAGAAGATAAAAAACCAAACATCTTAGATAGAGTTAAACCAGAAGCAGACTTTACATTTACAGAACCAACTGATGAGGCAGACTTACTTGATGAAGATGAGGATGCTCCAAAAGCTGCTACTGAAAAAACAGTAGAAGGTATTAAAAAAGAAGGCGGAGATATACTATCTGATTTAGATGATGATTCTGAAGATGATGATTTTGAAGAGGAACAAGTTGAAACTAGAGGTAGAAAACCAATCAATGGCTTTACTGATGTAATAAATAAGATGGTTAAATCTGATAAGTTATTTGCTTTTGATGATGATAAACCATTAGAAGAATACACAGCAAAAGATATTGAGGAGCTTCTTGAGGCTAATCTAGAAGAAAGAGCAAATCAAGTTAGACGTGAAACACCAAAGCAATTTTTTGATGCCCTTCCTAATGAATTAAAAGTTGCAGCACAATATGTAGCAAATGGTGGTACAGATCTTAAAAGTCTTTTTAGAACTTTAGCTCAAGCTGAAGAAACTTTTGAGATTGATGCTTCTACAGAAAGAGGTCAAGAAAAAATTATTACAGAATATCTAACAAGTACACAGTATGGTACTCCAGAAGAGATTGCTGAAGAAATAGAAATATGGAAAGATTTAGGTAAACTTGAAGCGCAGGCTATGAAGTTTAAACCTAAATTAGATAAGATGCAAGAAAAAATTGTTGCTCAAAAATTAGAGGAGCAACAGCTTAAGCAAAAACAACAAGCAGATGCATCTAAACAATACATGAATAATGTATACCATACGCTGAAAGATGGATCATTGGGTGATATGAAGCTTGATAAAAAGACGCAATCACTATTATATAATGGTCTAGTTCAACCGGCATATCCTTCTGTTAGTGGTAAGAACACTAATTTGCTAGGACACTTGTTGGAAAAGTATCAGTTTCAAGAGCCTAACTATACTTTGATTTCTGAAGCCTTATGGCTATTGGCAGATCCAAAAGGATATAAGTCAAGAATCATGGAAATGGGAGCTCAAAAGAATACTGAAAAAACAGTTAGAAAACTTAAGATGGAGCAAGCTAATAAAGGAGCCGCTTCCCTAGGTGTAGCTGAAAGAGAAAAAGAACAAAAACCAGTACAAAGAAAAATACCAAAACCAACAAACATTTTTAAAAGAATGTAAATAAATAATGGATTTAATAATCAAATAATAAATAACAACTAAAAACAATCAATTATGGCAACTCCAGTTTTAAACAATGGGATTTTCTTGAGAGATACAGCTTATAAGGCTTCTTCTCATGTTGATTCCTATCACTTGTCTCAGATGCTTGGTTCTAGCGAACCTATGGACATGGGACCTGTTGATCTATGGGCAATGACTCAAAAGGTTGAAATGCCCCTCTATCAAATGGCATCATTTGGTGGTAAAAACACAATCATGGTAGATAATGCTCGCGGTGAGTATAAGTGGCAAACTCCAATTGCACAAGATCTTCCATTTATTGTTTCTAACATTGAATCAGTAAATGATCTTGGTGCAGACGGTACTACTTTTAGAATTAAACTTTCTAAGAGAGCTTTTGGTCACGGTGACATCATTACCTATGATAAGTACAATGGACTTGAAATGTACATCACTGCTGAGGATATTATTCCTGCTGGTGACGGATTCATTTACACAGTTCAGTTAGTGAATAACAACAATGCAGCTAGTTTAGACGCTTCTTTGTATTTGGTTCCTGGAACTAAGTACTTCAGAAAAGGTTCTGCTAGAGGTGAGTATGGTGAAAGATTCTCAGACCTTGAGACTGGATCTGGATTCCGTGAGTTCTACAACTTTGTAGGAGGAGCTGAAGCACACGTACACTATTCAATTTCTTCAAGAGCTGATTTGATGCTTAAAGGAGGAATGAATGCTGACGGTACTGTTCCAGTAACTGAGATCTGGAGAAACTTTAACCAAGATCCTAACAATCCATCTGTTTCTTCTATTGAAGAGTTAGTTGCAAGTATGGGTAAAGCAGGAGCAAGAGAAGCATTTGAAAGCGGTTCTTTATCAAGAACTTTCGTTACAAATATGGAAGCTGCTCACTTATCTAAAATTGCAAATGATATTGAAACTTACCTAATGTGGGGTAAAGGTGGTAGAATCAGACAAGACGGTCCAGATGATATTAGATTATCTGTTGGTCTTTGGTCACAGTTGGATAACTCATTTAAAAGAGTATACAACAAGTCTAGCTTTACACTTGACATGTTTAAATCTGAATTGTATAACTTCTACCAAGGTAAAGTTGAGTTCAAAGGGCCAGACCCACAACGTCAGCTTATTGTACAAACAGGTATTGGAGGTATGCAACTAATCAACAAAGCTATTGCTGATGAAGTATATGGTTCTGGATTAGTTCAAAATGCTTCTGATATTGGTGCAGTAACTGGAAAAGGAATGGATCTAGACTTTGGATTTGCTTACACAAGCTTTACAATTCCTTTCCTTGCAAACGTTAAGTTTGTACTTAACCCAGCATTTGACAACTTACATACTAATGATATTGAGAATCCATTGATTGATGGACGTCCTCTTAGCTCATTCAGCTTTATCATTTTTGATGTAACTGATAATGGAAATGATAACATTCACTTATTGAAGTTATCTTGGGATA